GTTGTAAATGGCGGATCTACATATTTGTCATGAATATCTTTTGCCATTTTCTTTATCGTTATTTCCAATTGTCGTGAAGAAGTATCTATTAATGCAGTATCACCGGCTTCGTAAGCATCTTGGTACTGTTCATAGATATCCTTTGGAAATTTGGCATCAACCGGTAAATAGACAACTTCATTACTATCCTCTTTCCCGGGTAATTTAATGGCGAATTCAACAAATTCTGTAGCGTTCTTTTTAGTTTTTACATTGGCTTCATACTGTTCAGGACTCAGCATTTGGTCAAGTAAAGCCCCTAATTGCACCTCTCCGAAGGTGCCACGTGTTTTTACATTACTTAATACTTTCTTTAATCCGCCCACATCTTGCGCCAGACTTTTCATCTCTCCTAACCCTTTCTGTACATTTTCCAGCTGAGTACGAACAATTTCGAATGACTGGCCGATTCGTTCATTCAATGTCTTCTGCAGTTTTTCTTCCACCATTATACGCATATCATCCAATCGTTTTTCCGTACTCTTTATGAGCGCGTCTTGCTGTTTTCCCATTGCTTCAAACTTTTCCCGTTGCATTTCATTGCCTGTGAGCAAATTTTTATGCAAGGTATCTTGCATTTGTCCAACAGAAAAATTTAAAGTCTGGTTCAGTTCCGAACGAAGTTCACGGATGCTACGCCCCAGCTCTTCTCTATTTGCCTTCATTTCTTCGTGAAGCAATGATTCTAAACGTTCCGTTTGCAAACGGTTATTTTTAGTAAGTGTAACTACCAAATTGGCAATCAGCAATATGAGGACAATTATTATTAAAATCAGTTCCATAATTCTTGTTATTTATAGCAAATGTAGCAAATAATAAACGATATTTCTTATATTTGTCTCAAAATTCACCTTAAGCACTTTTATGAAGTATAAATTACTGGCATTAGATTTAGACGGAACACTGACTAATACCAAAAAAGAGATTACTCCTTACACACGACAAGCCATTATTGAAGCCCAACAAAAAGGAGTGAAAATAATATTGGCAACAGGACGTCCTACCTATGGGGTTGCTCCCATTGCCGAGCATCTTTGTCTGAGAGAATACGGTGGATACATTCTTTCTTATAACGGAGGAAGAATCATCAATTGGCAAACAGGAGAAGTGATGTACGAAAACCTGCTTGAGCACTCCGTTATTCCATTTTTATACAACTATGCAAAGAAATACGGTTTTACCATCATCACTTATCATAATGAGTTTGTCATTACCGAAAATCCTGATGATGAATACGTACAAAAGCTTGCATTGCTAAATGTTATGACAATCAAAAAAGTCGACAACTTCCTATCGGCCATCAAGTTTCCTGTTGGAAAATGCATGATTGTAGGTGAGCCGGTTAAACTTGCTGCCATGGAAAATGAAATGTATAATGACTTAAAAGAGCTATTGGGGATTTATCGTTCAGAAGCTTATTTCTTGGAATTGGTTCCCAAAGGAATTGATAAGGCACAAGCTCTTTCTGTTCTATTAAAAGAATTAGGCAAGAAGCAAGAAGAACTTATAGCGATAGGTGACGGATTTAATGATATCTCAATGATAAAATATGCCGGATTGGGAGTGGCAATGGCAAATGCCCAAGATATAGTAAGGCAAAATGCCGACTTCATCACCGCCTCCAATGAAGAAGACGGTGTGGCGGCTGTTGTAAAAAAATTCATTCTCTAGATTTATTAAGGCTTCCAGAGACTTATTTGTAGGTTATTTTTTTAGCATTAAAGTCTTAAAATTAGTCGGATATGGAGTTTCAAACTGCATCACTTCACCTGTTACAGGATGATAAAAACAGAGTTTGAAAGCATGTAGTGCCAATCGACCTAACGGATTGCACTCACTGCCATACCGTTCATCTCCGATTACCGGATGGCCTAGCTCTGACATGTGAACGCGAATCTGATTTTTACGTCCTGTTTCCAGTTCCAACTCCACCAAAGAATAACCATTCGCACGCTTTATGGTTCTATAATGTGTAACGGCATATTTTCCCTCTCCATCGTCATAAGGACTAGAGCTGACGTATAGTTTATGATCGGTCAGCCACGATTCAACAGTCCCTCCATCTTTCTCCATCTCTCCCGAAACAATAGCCACATAACGACGGTCAGTAACAATATCCTGCCAGTTATCGCGCAATGTGTTCTGTGTCTTTTCATCCTTGGCATACATCATCAGCCCCGATGTTTCACGATCTAACCGATGAACAACAAATACGCGGTTATTACGATGCGAGCGTTTTACGTATTCATTCAGGATATGTTGCGCAGTACGCTCCTTTTGATGCTCAGTGCTGACCGAAAGCAGTCCTTCCTTTTTTTCCACTACAATAATATAAGCATCCTCATATACCAGTTTTAACATCGGATTTTTGAACTCTCGGTTGTTTTTAGCTTTGCTCACCTGAACCTTCATACCGGGTGTCAGTGCAAAATTATATTGTGTGGTAATCGTATTGTCTACCAATATTACCCGGTTGGTTAGCATTGTTTTTACTTTGCTACGGCTAATTCCTGCCATTTTCTGCATCAAGAAATCCATCAGCTCAGCGGGTTCACTTACATTATATATTGTATACTTGGCAGCTGCCCGTGCAACAGGTCTGCCTGACTTATTATTTCTACCTCTTGACATAATTATCTTTTTTCAAGTAAAACCACATTCTCTACATGGTGTGTATGAGGGAACATATCTACCGGTTGAACGGCTGCCACTCTGTATTTAATATCCAGTAAAGACAAATCGCGTGCCTGCGTTGCCGGATTGCAACTGACATAAACAATACGTTCGGGCTCGGCAAAAAGAATCGTATCAATTACATCATTGTGCATACCTGCACGTGGCGGGTCGGTAATGATGACATCAGGACGACCATGCTCATTGATAAAATCCTGAGTAAGAATATCTTTCATATCCCCCGCATAGAACAATGTATTGGTAATATGGTTTATTTCCGAATTTACTTTAGCATCTTCAATCGCTTCCGGCACATACTCTATACCAATCACCTTCTTTGCCTGTCGGGACACAAAATTTGCAATAGTTCCGGTTCCGGTATAAAGGTCATAAACAAGTTCGTTCCCGGTCAGCCCCGCAAAATTGCGTGCTACCTTATATAGATTATATGCTTGTTCAGAATTGGTTTGGTAAAAAGACTTCGGGCCGACCTTGAAACGCAAACCTTCCATCTCTTCAAATATATGGTCATTTCCTTTAAATACCACCACATCCAAATCATTAATCGTATCGTTACATTTATTGTTGACCACATATAATAAGGAAGTAATCTGTGGAAACTTATCGGCCACAAAAGCCAATAATTGCTTCATCAGTTCCATTTCGCTTTCTTCCACTATTTTGCATTGAAGCAATACCATTAACTCTCCGGTGCTCGATGTACGAACCATCAGATTGCGGAGCATTCCCTCTTGCGAACGGAGATTAAAGAAAGAATAATTGTGTTCATAAGCATAGTCACGGATAGCATTACGAATTTGGTTGGTTATATCATCCTGCAACCAACATTTCTCAATGGCAAGCACTTTGTCGAATGCGCCCGGAATATGGAAACCCACCGCATTCATCTGATCATACTTCACATCTGCTTTAACCTCCTCTTCGGTCAGCCAACGCTTGTCTGAAAATGTAAATTCCAATTTATTACGGTAAAACTCCGTTTTAGCAGAGCCCAGAATAGGAGAAATCTCCGGTAATTCCACCTTTCCGATGCGAACCAAATTATCCGTTACCTGCTTTTGTTTATACTTTATTTGTTCATCATAAGGCAAGCACTGCCATTTACAACCACCGCACACACCATAATGCTGACAAAATGGTACTGCTCTTTTAGGAGAATATTCATGGAAGTTCACTGCCACCGCTTCCGCATAATGGTTTTTCTTGCGTTTCACCTGCAAGTCCACCACATCACCGGGCACAACATACGGCACAAATACTACTAAATCATTTACTTTCGCCAAAGCTTTACCTTCGGCAGCTACATCTGTTATGGTTACCTTCTCTAATAGAGGGAGCTCTTTCTTCTTTCTTGCCACTTTCTAAATAAGTTAATTTGGGGCAAATTTAAGCATTTTCCTCGAATTTCTCCCTATAAAACAGAATATATTGAAATTGCAAAGTAGAAATTGCAATTTCCACTAAAATTTTTCATTAATTCGTTTGGAGATAAATAAAATATGTATAGTTTTGCGATTACAATTTTTGAATGAGTTAACTTTAAATACATTATTTATGGAGAAAAAAAGAGTTTATACCTTCGGAAACGGAAAAGCTGAAGGTAAAGCAGACATGAGAGAGCTGCTTGGTGGAAAAGGTGCTAACCTGGCTGAAATGAATCTGATTGGTGTACCCGTTCCTCCGGGTTTCACAATCACTACCGAAGTGTGTACAGAATATTACGATTTAGGAAAAGATAAAGTTGTAGAACTGCTCAAAGAAGATGTTGAAAAAGCAATCGCCAACATCGAAAGCCTGATGAATTCTAAATTTGGTGATGTAGAGAATCCCCTATTGGTTTCTGTACGTTCCGGTGCTCGTGCTTCTATGCCGGGTATGATGGATACCATCCTTAACTTAGGTTTGAATGATGAAGTAGTAGAAGGCTTGACTCGCAAGACCGGTCGTCCTCGCTTTGCATGGGATTCTTACCGCCGTTTTGTTCAGATGTATGGTGACGTTGTTTTAGGAATGAAACCTGTAAACAAAGACGACATCGATCCATTTGAAGCTATTATCGAAGAGGTAAAAGAAGCCAAAGGTGTGAAACTGGATAACGAATTGGAAGTAGAAGACCTTAAAGAATTGGTAAAACGCTTTAAAGCTGCCGTTAAAGAACAAACCGGTCAAGACTTCCCGACCAACGCTTACGAACAACTTTGGGGTGCTGTTTGTGCCGTATTCCGCAGTTGGATGAACGAACGCGCTATTCTTTACCGCAAAATGGAAGGCATTCCTGCAGAATGGGGTACTGCTGTAACCGTTCAGGCAATGGTATTCGGTAATATGGGAGATACTTCTGCAACAGGTGTTTGCTTCTCTCGCGATGCCGGTAACGGTGAAGACCTGTTCAATGGCGAATATTTGATTAACGCTCAAGGTGAAGACGTTGTTGCCGGTATCCGTACTCCGCAACAGATTACCAAGATTGGTTCTCAGCGCTGGGCCGAACGTGCGGGTATCTCTGAAGAAGAACGCGTTGCCAAATATCCTTCTATGGAAGAAGCTATGCCGGAAATCTACAAAGAACTGGATGCACTTCAGACTAAATTGGAAGACCACTACCGCGATATGCAAGATATGGAATTTACCGTACAAGAAGGAAAACTGTGGTTCTTGCAGACTCGTAACGGTAAACGTACCGGTGCTGCTATGGTAAAAATAGCCATGGACTTGTTGCGCCAGGGAATGATTGATGAAAAGACAGCGTTGAAACGTTGTGAGCCCAATAAACTGGACGAACTGCTCCATCCTGTATTCGACAAACAGGCATTGAAAGAAGCCAAAGTATTGACTCGCGGTTTGCCCGCTTCTCCGGGTGCAGCTACCGGTCAGGTTGTATTCTTTGCCGAAGATGCTGCTAAATGGGCTGCAGATGGTAAAAAAGTGGTAATGGTGCGTATTGAAACATCTCCTGAGGACTTGGCAGGTATGGCCGTAGCACAAGGCATTTTAACCGCACGCGGCGGTATGACATCTCACGCAGCCGTTGTAGCTCGCGGTATGGGAAAATGCTGTGTATCCGGTGCAGGTGCTATCAATGTAGACTACAAGAACCGTACTGTAGAAATAGAAGGTGTCACTCTGAAAGAAGGTGATTTCATCTCTTTGAACGGTACTACCGGTGAGGTATATAAAGGTAAGGTAGAAACCAAAGCAGCGGAAGTATCCGGTGACTTTGCCGCACTGATGGATCTTTGCAACAAATATACTCAATTGGTTGTCCGCACCAATGCCGACACTCCGCACGATGCAGAAGTAGCCCGCAGTTTCGGTGCATGCGGTATCGGTCTTTGTCGTACAGAACACATGTTCTTTGATGCAGAAAAGATTGTTGCCATGCGTGAAATGATTCTGGCTCCCGACGAAGCAGGACGCAGAAAAGCATTGGCAAAACTGCTCCCCTACCAGAAGGCTGACTTTAAGGGTATTTTCAAGGCTATGGACGGATGTCCGGTGAATGTTCGTTTACTCGATCCTCCTTTGCACGAATTTGTTCCCCACGATTTGAAGGGACAGGAAGAAATGGCTCAGGCTATGGGTGTAACCGTACAGGAAATCCAAAAGCGTGTAGAAAGCTTATGCGAGCATAATCCGATGTTGGGTCATCGTGGTTGCCGTTTGGGTAACACATATCCATGTATCACAGAGATGCAGACTCAGGCTATCTTAGGTGCTGCCATTGAACTGAAGAAAGAAGGTTATGACCCACATCCCGAAATCATGGTTCCTCTGACCGGTATCTTGTATGAATTTGAAGCTCAGGAAAAAGTGATTCGTGATGCTGCTGCCGAGTTGTTTGAAAGAGAAGGAATGGAAATTCCGTTCAAGGTAGGTACCATGATTGAGATTCCACGTGCTGCGCTGACTGCAAACCGCATTGCCAGCCGTGCAGAATACTTCTCATTCGGTACAAATGACCTTACTCAGATGACTTTCGGTTACTCTCGTGATGACATCGCTTCATTCTTGCCGGTATATCTTGAAAAGAAGATTCTGAAAGTAGACCCATTCCAGGTACTTGACCAAAACGGTGTAGGCCAACTGATTGAAATGGCTGTGGATAAAGGCCGTTCTGTTCGTCCTGACTTGAAATGCGGTATCTGTGGTGAACATGGAGGTGAACCTTCATCTGTTAAATTCTGCCACAAAGTTGGTTTGAATTATGTATCATGTTCTCCGTTCCGCGTACCTATTGCCAGATTAGCAGCGGCGCAGGCTGCAATCGAGGAATAGCACGATATAGCTGATACTCAATAAAATAGGCGGTATGCTTTTCATTTACAAAGGCTTACCGCCTATTGTATTTTTAAAAGGTACGTTCATTCCGCACGGAAAATGAGCGTAATAAACGCAAATGTTTAGAGAATGTTGTTGTGCTTTTCGTTGGGTGTTTAGAGCGTGTTTAGAGCCGTAATTGATGATATGACAGAAAGTTAAGACATTGGAAGCTGTTTGGAATAAATTTAAATAATAATATAATAAAGACATGTAACCATTCTATTTTCCGCCTTGACACGCATCGCAACCCAGCATATCTTTGCGGCATAACCAATTACTAACAAAGATTATGGCAAAAGAAAAAGTAAACTACCAGGAGGTGTACGACCTCTATCAGCTGTGCTGCGAAACCAAAGACCTTCGCGAGTTCTGTGCGGATTATGGAGTGAATTACGACAAGTTCATGAACTGGCAGCGCCACCAGCTGTGGAGCGAAAAGTTGGGGAAGACGGCAGCTTACAGGACCGATCCTTGAAAGTATCCATCATAAGGTGGTCATGATGATGCAGGATGCGAAGATTATGGCTAACGAACTGATGAGAAAGGCTGTCAATTATACGTTAAACCAGTGGAAGTCCCTGAGAAATATCCTCAAGGACGGTGCAGCGGAAATATCGAACAACCTCTGTGAACAAAGGATGAAACCGGTAAAGCTGTTGCTCAAGAACTGTATGAACATAGGCAGTGAGGATGCGGCAGAAAACTCGGCATTCATCTTCTCTCTGATAGAAAGCTGTAAGCTTAATGGCATAGACCCTCAGGATTACCTGAAGCACCTGTTCGAATGTATTCTTCATGGTAAGGACTGCGACAAGAAGACTCTTCTACCATGTTTTTATAAACCGGAATGTTAAAACAAAAATATTTTCTTGCGGGCATTTTTATTTTATCGGCTGAAAAACAGCCGATAAAATTGTCGTGGCGGAAAATAGAATGATTACTAAAGACATAGAACGATATGGCAACATTTAAAGCGTGTGTTCAAAAAGAACGCAAGGACGGATTTTATCCGGTTTATATCAGAGTTACCCACCATAGGGGGACACAATTCATGAAGACCGACAAGATGGTCACGAAGAAAGAACTTTCCAGAGCGAAAGAAATCGAAGACCCCTACGTGCTTCAGTATTGTGCCGGGCGGATAGTGGAATATAACGAGCGGCTCAACAAAAAAGACATTGAACATTGGACGGTCAAGGAAGTGGTGGATTTTCTTACGAACGGCAATGACGATATTTGTTTTTCGGATTATGCGAGAGTGCATATCGACAGAATGATTGACCGTGGGCAGGAAAGGAATGCCAAGAACTACAAGCTTGCCCTACAACATCTGGAACGGTTCATCGGAACCAACCAAGTGATGTTCGCTCAGTTGACCTCTACGCAGGTGAACAAATGGATAAAGTCGCTTGAACAGACACATAGGGCAAAGGAAATGTATCCAATCTGTATGCGTCAGGTATTTAAAGCCGCCATGTTGGAGTACAACGATTACGATAACGGTATAATCCGTATCAAAGTCAACCCATGGGTGAAAGTGGAAATACCAACGGCTGATCGTGCGGAGAAGCTTGCCATTACCCCCGAAGCATGTCGGGAGTTCTTTTCATTCCCTCTGCCGGAAAGTAAGATGAAATATCCACAGACGGAGTTCGGGCGTGATGTTGCTATGATGGTGCTTTGCCTTGCAGGAATCAACACGATTGACCTGTACAATCTAAGAAAGCAGGATTACCGGAACGGAATTATCCATTACCAACGGGCCAAAACGAAGAAGTTCCGTGCGGATGGTGCGTATATGGAAATGCGGGTGCCAGCAATCATCCAGCCGCTATTTGAAAAGTACATGAACACGGCAAAAGATGATGAGCGTTTGTTCAATTTCTATCAGCGCATGACTACATCGGACAGTTTTTGCGCCAATGTCAACAGTGGGATAAGGCAATTATGCAAGGCTATGGGAATGCCAAAGGAAGAGTGGTATTCGGCTTACACGTTCCGGCATACATGGGGAACAGTAGCTCAGAATGATGTACGTGCCTCTATCTCGGAAGTGGCGTTTGGCATGAACCATAGCAATGGACACAACGTAACACGAGGGTATATCAAGATTGACTTCTCCCCTGCTTGGGAACTGAACGAGAAAGTAATTGATTTCATTTTCTTCTCCGGTAAGGCTTCTGTACGTGAGCAGAAACAGGAGGATGTGCATTTCCGCTTGTCATACCGCTATATGGTGAATGCGGCTGCATACCACAACGGGCAAAAGGTGGCGGGACTGACCGATGTAGGCTTCAACAATGTGGACGAGGTGATTGCCCGGCTCGTAACTATGCTGCCGGATGATATTCCGAACCGTTCAATGGTGATGTTCAAAATCGTCAACCTCGACAAAGACCAGACGGTGGTGTACCAACGGCAGAAAGGGAAAGGATTCTGATTTTTTTTGTGACTTCACGAAATGATATAAGCCTGCAAGGTATTTTTCTTTGTAGGCTTTCTTTTTTATTCAATTTTTATTCTTGCCCTAAAATCGAAAATTTCTTCACGTGCGCACGCACGCGCGGTAGATGTAGTAGTAGATATATATATTTATTTTATGGTATATCTTCCGAAGAAATGGGATATAATTGTACATTTATTGCTATTTCTTCCGAAGAAATACCCTTTTCTTCCGAAGAAATGTACATTTATGGCTGTTTCCTCCGAAGAAATACCCCTTTTCTGTACATTTATGGTTATTTCTTCTGAAGAAATAAATGTAATATCTTCTGAAATTATGTCAAAAAATAGCTCATTTCAGCCATTTCAGAAGATTTTTGAGGTACTTTTGAGCTGATTTTCGCATAAAAAATTCAATCTGTACAAGAATGTACATTTATGCGTGTTTTTTCCGAAGAAATACCCCTTTCCTGTACAATTAAGGCAATATCTTCCGAAGAAATCCGAAGAAATGGGATATAATTGTACATTTATTGCTATTTCTTCCGAAGAAATACCCTTTTCTTCAGAAGAAATTTTACGGTCTGGACATGAAAAAAGCGACATTCTCTCGAACATCGCTTCAAAGCAAATCAGTAAAATCGCCCCCTTTTCGGGTTGGGGTTCCCTTGACACATGAAGACAATCTAAAGTAGAGGGTAATAGATTATTCTTCCTCGTCTTCTTCTCCGGCAAGTTTGGCAAGCTTGTCCTCAATGGTGAGTTTGACCTCGCCATCGTCTATGCTGATATTCTTAGGCATGATGATTTTAATGAACTCTGTCGACACTTTCACCCTGTCTTTGGGGTCAAGTTCCATGAAGTCCTGCATTATTAGTGGCATCACATCTCCTTCGGGTATAGTGTTGTGCGTTTCAAGCCATTTCTCAATCATCCCTTTTGCCAGTGCCGTTATTTTGTTGGGCGTACCTTTTTGCCGCCCTCCGGTCTTTTTTCCTATTGCCATAATGATCTGTATGTAAAAAGATAAAATGATGATGCGAAGATAACGGCTTACTTTCGCACGCAAGGTATAACTTTTAATAATCAAAAACTAAAGTCTTATGGGTTTAATAGGAAGTGCCATAGGTGCAGTAGGCAGCATTTTCGGTGGAATCAAGGCATCCAAGGCCATGAAGAAAGCAAAACGTAATGTTGAGGCTCAACGGCAAAAGAATCAGGACTGGTACGACAGGCGGTACAACGAGGATGCCACTCAGCGGGCTGACGCACAACGCATCCTTACGCAAACTGAAGAGAGTATAAAACAACGTAACAAAGCCGCTGCCGGTAGTGCAGCCGTCATGGGCGGTACTGATGAAAGTGTGGCAGCGGCCAAAGAAGCGAACAACAAGGCTCTTGCCGATGCAACATCACAGATTGCCGCTGATGCAGAAGCACGTAAGGACAATATCGAAGCCACTTATATGCAAAACGACAATGCTTTCGTGGAACAGCTTAACGCCATTGAGCAAGGCAAGGCCAATGCCATATCGGGAGCTGTACAAGGAGTAACTAATGCGGTAAGTCAAATGCCTTTCTAAACTATTTCAATATGGCAACAATGGATGATATTTTAGGAAACGGAGGTGGTACGCCTCCGCTCAAAGGCTCTAAGGAATGGCACGAACAGCAGCAAGACGCTCCTTCCGTATCATCCCCGGTAAAGGGTACACAGAAATGGACGGAACAACAAGCAGCTGCGGCTCCTGCCGTTACCGGCTCCCAATCTGAAACGGTCGCTGCACCTCCGGCCAAACAAGCCGATGTGAACGGTGGCAGTCTCTCATACGCTGAATTGTACAAAAAACTCAATCCCTATAAACCGCCAACGGACGAGGAACTTGCTAAAGAAAAGAAGAAGCAGAAACGTGAACAGATATTCGCAGCCATTGGTGATGGTATATCGGCACTCTCTAACTTGTTCTTCACCACGCAGTACGCTCCAAATATGTATACCGGTAAGAATACCATGTCAGAACGTACCAAAGTGAGATATGACAAGCTGATGAAAGAACGTGAAGGCAAGGAGAAAGAATATTATGAGGGGCTGATGAGGGCAAGAATCGCTGATGAAGAAAGGGATGACCGTGAACGTAAGTGGCAAAGGCAGCTTGGTCTTGACAAAAAGAATGATGACAGATACAATGAGGGCATTCAACATCGCAACGAGCGAGAGAAGATTACAGATGACCGATATGATGCGGAACAGGAATACAAGAAAGGTCGGGACAAAGAAGCTGATAGGCGTTGGCAAGCAAACTATGATGAAAACAAACGTCAGGCAGACCGTTCCTACAATTTCCAAGTAAAGAGACATAATGACAATGTGGCTGTAGAGCGTGATAAAGCGAGAGCGACAGCCGCACGTGGTGTACGTGGCAAGCAGCTCGGTTTTTCTGACGGCGGCGGAAACCAAGTAGCCATTTACGAGAATGTTTGGAAAGGTTCGATGCAGCAGGTGTATGATGCTATGCTTGCCGACCTCTCTCCACAGGATGAGAAAGAGAAAAGGGCTTTTGACCGTCAAATGAAGAAACTTGATACACCACAGAAGAAAGAGGACTATGTAAAACAGAATTGGCACAAATCGCCTAAAGCCTCTGCAATCATGCTTTCCCTCTCCAAACTTGACCCTGCCACCATGACCTCGGAACTGAATGATGAGGTCGTGGACTATGTTCCCGGTGGCGGCGATGATGATGTGATTGATTATACACCCGGTAAAAACAAATAACTATGCCAATATTTGAATACAACGGAAAGAAATACAATGTGCGTGATGAACACATTGACAGTTTTATGAAAGACTTTCCCGATGCTTCTACAATCATGGAGCGTGAGGGGAAGAAATATCGTGTAAAGTCGGCAGACTACAGGACTTTCATGTCGGAGCAACAACAGCCCGAACAATCTGCCCTGGACTCTACACCTGAAACTCCTGTAACTCCTTCAGCAGAAGAAATGCCGTTGACGGAACAGGATAAAATACGCTTCAGTGCAAATATAGGACAGATGAAACGCCGCACGGAGCAAATGATAGACGGCTTCAACGAGCGTATGGAAACCATGCGTGAGTATCACGAAAACGCACCGTTGGGCGGCGGACAGACCGCAGAGGGGAAAATGCAGTTCAACCCGGAGAGCGGAAAACTGGAGAAAACCTACATTACCCCTCTCGGCAACCGATACACCAGCAAGGGACTTGCCGACATGGAGAGTTTCAGATACCGACAGGCGGCTGATATGTCTGTAAACGGACAGTTGCGCCGTGCAATGCTGAAACTTGCAGAGCTGCAAGAGAAAAGAGAGGCAAGTGCCAAGAGAGTGCATGAGCAATGGGAAGAAGATACAAAAAAGAATACAGCTCCTCTTGGATTCTTACTTGCAGCAGATACCTATGTTCCTCGTCAGATGAGCGACAAGGAAAACAGTACCTTGGATGTCGCCATTCGTCAAACGGAGGAACTTATCAAAGACCTTGAAGAGCAGAAAGACCGTGAGCAAGGCATCGATGTTGGCTTTTGGCGTGGTTTCGGTCGTGTGGCAGGAGATTTCCGCACTTGGGATTTCGGCATGAGCGATATGCGTGACGCATTGACCATGATGAACGCCGAT